TGGCGGATTTCGCGGCCAAGGCCAGAGAACTGGTGGAGGCAACGCCTGGCAATGACAAGTTGGCGGAATCGTTTCGACGCATCGAGGAGGCAGCCCGTCAGGCAGCCGATGGGGCGACCTTGCTGGGTCAACGAGCCCTTGAGTTGTCAGATCCCGGCGCGGGGTTCTCCAAGGCGCTTCGCACCCTGGGTGAAGAAACCGAGCAGGTGGGCAAGCAGATGGAGGCGGTGACCACCAAGGCCTTCAATGGGATGACGGATGCGCTCACCAACTTCGTGATGACGGGCAAGCTCGACTTCAGGTCGCTGGCCACCTCCATCATTTCGGACCTGATCCGCATCCAGATCCAGCGTGCCATCACGCTGCCCATGGCCAAGGCGCTGGGCAGCATGTTCGGGTTTGCCGATGGCGGAATCATGACCTCATCGGGCCCCTTGCCGCTGCGAGCGTACGCCACTGGCGGGGTGGCCACCACGCCTCAGTTGGCGGTCTTTGGCGAGGGTTCCATGGCCGAGGCCTATGTGCCGCTCCCCGATGGTCGCTCGATTCCCGTCACGATGAACCAGTCCTCGTCCGGGGGCGGTGATGTGTTCAACATCTCGGTGAATGTGGCCGAGGGAGGTGTGACCACCAGCACGGGCCAAGGCAAGGACTTGGGGCGGGCGATTTCCAGTGCGGTGCGACAGGAGCTGCTCAATCAGAAGCGGGCCGGTGGTCTGCTGGACCCGCGTCGGCAGTGATGCATTGAAGGACTTTCATGGCGACATTCACATGGATCGCCTCGATTGGGGCGTCCCTCACCCTCAAACCCAATGTCCGCAAGGTCTCCTTTGGAGACGGGTATGAGCAGCGCCTTGCCTACGGCATCAACACCCAGCCTGAGGTCTGGTCACTCGAATTTCGGGGCAAGTCCACGGCTGATGCCGCTGCGATCGACAACTTTCTGCGTGCCAGAGGGGCAGTCCAGTCCTTTGATTGGACCACTCCGAGCGGCATTGTTGGCAAGTTCCTTTGTGAGGAGTGGAGCCGCAGCATCGAAGAACCCAATCTGGAAAACATCCACGCCACCTTCCGGCAGGTGTTTGATATGTCATGACCAGCCAAGCGATTACTTCAGAAATTCAGAGACTGGCCCCGAGTGCAGTCATCGAGCTTTTTGTGCTCGACCTGTCCCTGTTCAACGAAGGGGTGGTGAGGTTTCATGCCGGAACCAATGAGCTGCGTCAGCAGGTGGTCTGGCAGGGCAACACCTATGAGCCGTTCCCCATCCAGGCCGAAGGCTTTGAGTTCAACGGCAACGGCCAGGTGCCACGTCCCAAACTCAAGGTGGCCAATGTCACAGGCAGCATCACCGCACTCATCCTGTCCTATCAGGACCTGGTGGGGGCCAAAGTCACCAGAAAGCGCACGCTCCTGAAATACCTGGATGCGGTGAACTTTGCGTCTGGGTCCAACCCGACAGCAGACGCCACCGCTGAATTCGCGGACGACGTGTATTTCATTGACCGCAAGTCCCGGGAAACCCGGGATGTGGTCGAGTTCGAGTTGGCTGCCGCTTTTGATCTGGAAGGGGTGTCATTGCCCCGGCGCCAGATCGTGCAAAACGTCTGTCCCTGGCAGTACCAAGGTGCCGAATGCGGCTACACCGGAACCGCGTACTTCAACGCTAACGATGAAACCGTCAGCTCCCGCGCGCAGGATGCCTGTGGCAAACGCCTGGCGTCCTGTCAGAAGCGCTTTGGTGTGAATGCCGAGTTGCCCTTCGGCGGGTTTCCTGCAGCGGGGTTGATCCGGTGATGCTCGATGCCAACCAGACGCTGGCGCTGGCTCATGCTGCTCGGGAGTTTCCCCGCGAAGCCTGTGGCTTGCTCGTCATTCACAAGGGCAGGGAAACCTATGCTCCGTGCCGCAATATTGGCTTGGGAACCGATCAATTTGTGATCCACCCCGAAGACTATGTGCGCGCCGACCAGCTTGGCGAGATCGTGGGGGTGTTTCACTCACATCCCAACTTGAGTCCTGAGCCCAGCCAGGCGGACCGTGTGGCATGCGAAGCCACGGCGCTGCCCTGGTTCATCGCGAGTTTCCCGGCGGGGCAGTGGATTGAGCTTCGCCCGCAAGGCTACGCTGCACCCCTGGTTGGGCGCGAATGGTCGCATGGCGTGCTCGATTGCTACTCGTTGATCCGGGACTGGTACGGCCAAGAGCGCGGCATCGATCTGCCGGATTTCACCCGCTTTGACGAATGGTGGAAGCGCGGCGAAAACCTGTACCTGGACAACTTCGCTGGCGCAGGCTTTCAAGTGGTGAAGTCAACTGAAATGAATTTGGGTGATGTCCTGCTGATGCAGGTCGCATCGCCCGTGCCCAACCACGCCGCCATTTACCTGGGAGATGGTCTCATCTTGCACCACCTGCAGGGAAGGCTCTCCAGCCGGGATGTGTATGGCGGCTACTGGCAAAAGATCACCACCCACACCCTGAGACATCAACTCTTGCAGGAACTTCTGCATGAACACCAGCATGGTCACGATCCTTCTTCTCGGT